CGGCGGGTCCGGGTGCGGGCCGACCTCCATGGCCATGGTGCTGGCAACGTGGGCGGACAGCAGAGTTACACCCAAGACGGAGTGCGCCTGGGCTCAGGCCCACGGGTACAAGGCACCGGGGCACGGCACCTATTACAGCTACTTTGTGCCGGCGGCCAAGCGGTACGGACTGAGCTGCACACAGCTTAACGGGGCAAGCATCTTGGGCAACGGCGGCAGCGGTCTCCATGCCCAGGTCCTCCAGTATCTGGCCCAGGGGGATCTGATCATCGCCTGCATGGGCCCGGGCAACTGGACCAAGAGCGGCCATTTTGTGGTGCTGTGGGACGTGGCGGGCGACACCGCGTACGTCAACGACCCGGCCTCCACCCTGGCCAGACGGACCAGAGGAAGCTGGGCAATGTTCCGGCAGCAGGTCAAGTTTTACTGGCGCATCCGGAGACCGGCCAGCATCCCGCTGAACCGAGAGGAGGAACCTGAAGTGAGTTTGAGTGTTGAAGACGTCAGAAAGATCGCGGAGGAGACGGCCAAGGTGGCCATCAGCAACTATTTCAAAGAGGCCGCGAAGCAGCCGGAGCCGGACTGGTCCCGGACTGAGGGTTGGTGGCAGAAGGCTGCGAAGGCCGGAATCACCGACGGCAGCCGGCCGGAGAGCCCGATGAAGCGGGATGAGGCTGTGGCTATTCTGGGACGGCTGGGGCTGATCCATGAGGCCAAGAGTGATGCCACCGAGACAGCAGAGAAGCTGGGGATGGATTGAGCCCAGAACAAGGAGAGGCCCCCGGCTTCAGGAAAGAAGAGGCCGGGGGGCTCTGCGTGGTAAAATGCGTGGGAAAAATGCGGAGCTTGTCAGCAATCCATTGAGAATCAATGGGGATGCCGTTTGCAGAGACTGATTCCGGTTCTGAGGGTTGGGGGTTCGAGTCCCTTCTGGCGTGCCAATGGAAAAACGTCCGAAAATCCTTTATTTTCAAAGGGTTTCCGGACGTTTTTTTGTTTGTTTGACTTCGCTCTACGTTCTTCATTGAGCAGGTTTTGACGGGTTTTTGGTGGTTCAGACGTGGAAAAAGGTGTGGGAAATTTTCAGCCGACTTTCTCTTCTTTTTTCGCTTTTTTAGGCTTTGTGGTCTGCTTGGACAGCTTTTTCATGTTCTTGTGCAGGACGGCCTGGTCACGGTGTGTGTAGATGTTGGCCGTCATGGAAATATCGCTGTGACCCATAAGCTCCTTGGCCACATTGATGGGGACGCCTGCCCGCTGCAAGTCTGTGCAGAAGGTGTGGCGCAGACAGTATGGCGTCAGGTCCTCGGCTACCACGCTTTTGACGATCTTGTTTCGCTCCAGCTTGGCGCCCATGTGGATGTCCAGCTCGCGCTTGAAACCTGTCCACATCCGACGGAGGGCTTTTGCGTCCAGAGGTGTTCCCCGCATCGTCGTGAAGACTGGGTCCAGAGGAGCTCCCCGGGCCTTCCTAAGGCGCCACAGGAGATCCTGGTGGATCGGGATGTCTCTGATCCCTGCGTCTGTCTTGGGGTCCTTGACGGCTCCTGTGCCGCTCTCTGCAGCCTTGTAGATGTGGAGCTCGTTTTTCCTGAAGTCCACGTCTTTCCATTGGAGCGCAGCGGTCTCGCCGGGCCGGATGCCGGAGTAGAGAATGGTCAGGACCCAGAGGCCGGCCCGGTGGGTCTCCGCAACAGCCAGGATGGCGGCGCGCTCCTCGTCGGTAATGGAGCGGTGACTGCCTTCGGTGGTATCGGGAAGGGTCAGGTCCTCAGCAGGATCCCAGAGGATGAGATGGTTCTTCCTGGCTCGGCTGAACATCTCCCTCATGACCAGGCGGATCTTGGAGACGTGGGAATAAGAACGGCCAGCCTCGCTGTTGAGGATGCGCTGGAGGTGAACTTCGCGGACGTCCTTCAGCTTCATGCTACCGATCCTGGGCTTGATGTATCCGTTGTACTTCTCCTTGTACATCCCCAGACTCTTTGCCGTGATCCCTGAAGGGGCTTTATACAGCTCATACCATTCCCGAAACCAGCGGTCCACAGTGCTGTTCTCCCCGACGGTCTTCTCCCCCCGCTTAAGGGATGCCTTCAGCTCCGCCAGCTTGTCGGCTGCTTCGCGCTGGGTCTTGCCGGAGACCTCGTAGCGTTTGCCCTCCCAGGTGATCGTTCTCCGTATGTAGTTGTACTTTTTCACTTGTATTTTCCTCCCATTTCGTTTAGAATGGAAGGGCAATCCCGTGCCAATGGAATTGCCCTATAGCCGTCCTCGGTGTGCCAGCACCGGGGGCGGCGTTTTTTCATTCTTCAGATGCTGCTTTGACTGGACGAGGGCAACAGGTATGTAATCCATCAATATGCTCTGACAGGTTCTCTTTTATTGGGTTCCACATTGGATCCAGGATAAAATCGATTCCTTCCCTTCGAGCCAGCTTTGCAGCGGGGACAAAGTCGCTGTCTCCAGAGATAAGAATAATTTGGTCGACCTGTCGTTTATATGCCATAGACGCAATGTCCAGGCCTATCTTCATGTCTACTCCTTTTTGATCCAGGTCCAGTTCAAAGTCATCCTCAGTCAAATCATGAATGGTTTTTGAGCCGGCGCACAGCTTCTTTGTCATTTCATATCGAATAGAAAAATGAGCCTGTTCGTCGGCCAGCACGCCAAGGCGGAGAGCTACTTTGCGCTTTTTCTTCAAACAGGACAGGAATTCGGTCATCCAGGTATACAGGTCACTTTTACTATAGTCTATCTGCTGTCTGAGGAGCGGATGATAGAGTTTCTTTGCCATCGGAGGACAGTCATAGTAAAAGATTCGATACAGGTCTCTGTGCTCCGAATGGTCAGCTGTCAGATGCCTTTTGCAATAGTTGAGCAACTCATCTGCCCGCTTTGAAGCAGTCAGATCCCCGAATAGTTTCTGAGCTCTCCGGCGATAAAACCCCCCGTCTATCAGGATTGCGGTCCGCCTCTCTACCTTTTCCATGTTCCTCACCCCGATTTCTTTGAAAATAAAAAGCCCTTGGGTTCGGCTCTTCCCCTATGTGGGGAGGCTTACTGCCAAGGGCGTATTAGCGTGTACAGAGGTCTGTACATTAAATAATATATGCCCTTGGAGCGGAAATCAATACTCGTTTTTTATGATTTTCTAGCATTTTCTGCTCTTTTTATCGCTTTTTCGCCCTTTATTGATCATTTTTGCATGTTTTCATCAGCGTTCAGTCAGGGTCCGTTTGGTTGGACTTGCTCACTCCACCACCCACGCCGGGTCCAGCACGCCGATGACCAGGCCGTTGCACCAGTATTACGGATTGCAGCGTTTACATGCCTGGAAACCTTCTGCAAACAACTGCTCTTTGGTCGTAGTCCGCTCCGAATAATTTTCCGGATAAATGTCTTTTACGCTGGAACATGACGGTAAATGAAATTTCATAGTATTTGTATTCAAGATGTATAGTTGCTCGTAAACAGCATCATCATCAGGGAATTCCTCCGGTTGCTGTTCTTGTTCGCCGACAAATGGGTCCTCCGCTTCATCACTTGCTGGACCTTCCGGCACGGGAGAGGCCGTAGTTGATTGAGAGGTATTTGTTATGGCAGTAATTTCATCCAGCCGGTTTTTCTCCAGGTACTCTGCCACAGAGTCCCAATTCTCATCAGTAATCACTTCATCCAGCAATGCGTCCAAATCGTTGCTGATCAAGTTGTCCAGCGCTCGTTCTTCTACTTCATCCCTGAAATACTCAAACACATAGTCAATGGCATCATCCTCTGGAATATAGCCATCAAGGTCTGCTTGTCCCTCTTCGTAACCATTTTGATATGCTGCGTTGATGGCAGATGTGCTGGCAGAGGAAGAACACCCGGAGAGGAGAATGCATAGAAGCAGAAAGATCGGTAACATTCGTTTCATGGCAATGACTCTCTTTCTTATGGCATTTTGATGCAGAGGATAACTGTAATCACAGTCAGCGCAAGGAAAACAACAGGGATCAGGCCAGATGTTAACAGACCATTATCTTTCCCGTTATCATCCAAGCGCATGACAACTGTCAGGATTGTCAATGGGATGGTGGCAATATAGGCAGCAACTGCGGTCCAGAGCATGAATTGAATAGTCCGGGAAACAACGCCATCATTTGGATGGAATTGAATGAGTCCTCCGTGTATGTGGTACCAGAACAGCCACGCCGCCGGAAGGCACAGGACCTTTAATACAAGGATAACGGTCTTCATAGCAGTTCATTCTCCGGTACCGCCAGGCGAAGGGGGTGGGGAAGGATGACGCGGCCGTAGCAGACCAGAGTCAGACCGCTGTCTTCTTCGATGAACCTGTCCGCGTCGGCCCGGTCACGGTTGAGACTGAGGAGCCAGACGTTGCCCCACTCGTCCCGGTAATACTGCTTGCAGAGCATATTCCCGTCGAAGAAGAAGATGCCTACATCGGCATTCTGGAGAGGGTCCCGGTTGACGTAGACGGTGGAGCCATTCATGATGTATGGCTCCATGCTGTCTCCGTCAATGGTTACGGCAAAGTCCGCATGAGCGGGGACATCTCCACCCACTTCGATATACTCAAAGTCCTCGCCAAAGACGGGAGATGAATACCCGGCTGCAGACGGCGTGAAATACAAGGGGATCACCCGGCTGATCTCTTCTCCTGCAAACTCTGCCTCCTCATACTTCCTGGAGCGCTTCTGCTTCTTCTCTTCCTTCACCCGGGTCTTCTGGTCGGCGATGACTACCTTGACCACCCGCTGGCCGGGTTTATCCAGGGAGGCGTAGTCCTGGGCGACCTGAAGGGCGTCTTCGGAGAGAGAAGGGGAGAGAGGAGTGACGTTAGAGGAGGATGTTTTGACTCCGATCAATTCGTTTGGATCCATTTCCAACGCAGAAGAAAGGGCTTGAAGCCTGGCAATAGGAATATTCTTGATAGCGCCGGTCTCATATCGCTGCAGGGTCGACTTGCTCATCGAGGCTTTGTCTGCCAGTTCCTGATATGTCAGACCAAGGAAGGTGCGCCTGGCCTTTAGGCGTTTTGCGATTGCGGCGTAGTCCAGTGATTTCATACGGGTATCACCTCCTGCTGCACAGTATACACCATTTGGATTAAATGCGCAACAAGAAAATCAAAAAAGTTGCGAGAATGGGTTGACACAAAAACAAAAAGATGATAGTATCCAAATATCCCAGACGCGCAACAAATGAAGGGGAGGTGATCGATGTGAATGCCAACTTGATCCGCGGGAAGATCGCAGAAGCCGGGCTGACCCAGGGGAAACTGGCTGAGATGGTCGGAATGTCAATGAATTCAATGTCTAGGAAGCTTTCTGGCAAGAGAGACTTCAAACTGGAAGAGGTGCAGTCGATCTGCGCCGCATTGAACATTGATGATCCGGCCCCTTATTTTTTTACCAGCAAAATCCCAAATACGCAACGGTGAGCGGGAAAATCCCTGACGGTTGGTAAGACGGAACGGGGGAAGGACGATCACGGAGTGCTGAAAGGAGGTGGGGTGAGACATGGATCTCATTGTAAGAGGCGAGCCAGAGGAAATCGCAGAACTGATCTTTTGCCTCCAGAGATTGTCATTTGAAGACAGCGCACGGCATCGGCCGGATGAAGACAGCGCACGACATCAGGCGGAGCCGTCAAAGCCTCTGGAACAGAAACGAATCGAATCTTTACGGAAGGCACGCAACCTTACACAAGCGGACCTGGCTAAGAAAATTGGTGTGGATCAAACTGCGGTCCACCTGTGGGAAACCGGAAAAACGTTTCCAAGGCTGCATCATTTGAAGCAGCTGGCGAAGGAACTTGATTGTTCGCTGGACGAGCTGGTCGCGTCTCCACAGAAGAACGAGTCTTGACGAAGGAGGAACCAACATGCCGCGGGTGAACATTGGCACGGGATCTACGGCTAAAACTCCGGGGATGAAGGCCCTGGAGGACAAGATCATCGACCGGTTCGGGATGAGCCTGAACATGGAGATGCTCTTGAAGGTCCTCGGTCTCAGGGATCGAGGACAGGCAAGACAGTGGCTGGCGAGCGAAGGGCTCCAGGCCATTGAGGTCAACGGAAGGAAACGGTGGCTGGCCATGGATGTGGCCAGAGCGCTGGAGAACTCCAAGTTCCGGACGTAAGGGGGCATCATGACCAACGGATGCAAGGGCTGCGTCTATCATTGTTCGGACCGAGTCACCACCAGTTACAGGTATTGCGACTACTACGGCCAGACGGGGAAGACCCGGACCAGTCTGGGGGTGAAGACAGACCCCGGAGGCGGGTGCAGCCTGAAAGAAAAAGGGAAAGTGGACCGGAGAAAGCCGGTGTCCATCGCCTACGGAAAGCAGGTGCAGCCGCCGGACCCGGCAAGACGGGAGAACACCTTCGGGAAGACCCTGAAAGAACGGCGCCGCCTGAACCCCGCGGAGCACCGGCGGCGGCTGGAGCTGTATCAGAAGGGGTACAGCGACGCGGCCATCGCCAAACAGTCCGACGTGACGCCGGGGACGATCTGGGCGTGGCGAAAGAAATACAGCCTGCCGGCGAAGGCCAAGAAGGGCAGGCCGAAAGGAACAGAAAGGACGGAATAACCATGAAAAAGAACATCATCGCTCTGCCCCAGAGAGGCACCATTGCTCTGCCCCGGCGGGGGTACCGGCCCAAGACCGCCGTGGAGAGGGTCAAAGAGAAGCTGGACCCGCTGACCATGGCCCGGGCGACCGGGGTGCTGGTGGAGCCGGCGCGGAAGATGCCGTGAGGCGGGTGTGCGCGTGGTGCGGAGAGGGCTGGGACGCCTCC